GAGAACACTTTAAAAGGAACGAGAAAATCAAAAGACAAGTATGATGAAGAGCAAAGAGTTTGGTACGTAGGTATTACAAGAACTATAGATAATTTATATTTAATAAAATGTAAGAACAAAAAGAAGGAGTATAAAATATGACAGCATACAAAAAACAAATCGGAGGATCACATTATAAAAATATGATTATGCAGCCGAGTGAGTTTATAAACAAGAACAGGTTGCCTTTTGCAGAGGGATCAGCTATAAAATATATATGCAGACATGCAGCGAAAGGGAAAGAACAAGACATAGACAAGGCAATACATTATTTAGAAATGATAAAAGAGAGAGATTATAAATGATATTTAAAGCACAAACAGAATGGGTAAAACCTACTGAATTTCCAGATTTACGTCATGCTAATGAAATTGCTATTGACTTAGAAACACACGATCCAGAATTAAAAAAATTAGGTACAGGATCTATTGTAGGTAGAGGTAAAGTTGTAGGTATAGCTGTAGCTACAGATGGTTATGCAGGATACTTTCCTTTTGATCATGAAGGTGGTGGTAATTTAGATAAAGATTTAGTTATGAAATGGTTTAAAGATGTTTGTGAATCAACAGCTAACAAAGTATTTCACAATGCAATGTATGATGTGTGTTGGATAAGAGCCATGGGTTTTAAACTTAATGGTAAATTATATGACACAATGATTGCAGCATCATTAGTAAATGAAAATAGATATAGATTTGATTTAAATAGTTTAGGTTGGGATTATGTTGGTGAAGGTAAAAATGAAACAGAATTAAACAACGCAGCTAAGGAATGGGGTGTAGATCCTAAAGCAGACATGTGGAAACTACCTGCACTGTATGTAGGAAATTATGCACAAAGAGATGCAGAACTTACATTAGCTTTATGGAAAGTAATGCAAAAAGAAATAAGTAGTCAAGATTTAAATTCTATATTTAATTTAGAAACAGATTTATTTCCATGTTTAGTAGATATGAGATTTAAAGGCGTTCGTGTTGATACCGAATCCGCTCATAAATTGAAACAAAAATTAAGTGAACAAGAAAAACAATTGTTATTAGAAGTAACAAAAGAGACAGGACAAGAGTGTCAAATATGGGCAGCACGAAGCATTGCCAAAGTCTTTGACAAACTAAAATTACCTTATGAAAGAACTGAGAAAACACAGGCACCATCATTTACTAAAAACTTTTTGTCTAATCATGAACATCCTTTAGTTAAGAAGATAGCAAAAGCTAGAGAAATAAACAAGGCACACACAACATTTATAGACACAATTATAAAATATGAACATAAAGGTAGAATACATGCTGATATTAATCAAATAAGATCTGACCAAGGTGGCACAGTCACTGGTAGATTCTCATATTCTAATCCTAACTTACAACAAATTCCTGCTCGTAATAAGGACTTAGGTCCAATGATTCGATCCCTTTTCATACCAGAATCAGGTTGCGAGTGGGGATGTTTTGACTACAGTCAACAAGAACCAAGACTTGTAGTTCACTATGCATCCCTAGATCAAGATACAAGTGTGTTTGATGTTAAAGAAGCTTACGATGATGGAGATGCAGATTTTCATACTATCGTTGCAAAGATGGCAGACATACCAAGAAGTGCTGCAAAGACAATTAATTTAGGATTGTTCTATGGTATGGGCAAGGCAAAATTACAAGCAGAGTTAGGTGTTAGTAAAGATAAAGCAGAAGAATTATTTTCTATTTATCACAGCAGGGTTCCGTTTGTTAAATCGTTAACAAAATCTGTATCAAACAGAGCACAGCAAAGAGGACAGATAAGAACTTTACTTGGTAGACTATGCAGGTTTCATTTATGGGAACCAAACACTTTTGGTATGCATAAAGCATTACCTTTTGAACAAGCTGTCCAGGAACACGGACCAGGCATCAAGAGGGCGTATACTTACAAAGCATTAAATAAATTAATACAAGGATCAGCGGCAGACATGACAAAAAAATCTATGTTAGATCTATACAAAGAAGGCATTGTAGCGCACATACAAGTTCATGATGAACTAGATATTTCTGTAGAATCTCCAAAACAAGCTAAAAAAATTGTTGAGATTATGGAAAATGCTGTTAAGTTAGAAATCCCAAACAAAGTAGATTACGAATCAGGAAAAAATTGGGGAACAATAAATGATTAATTATGGCTTATCTAAACGCAAACATTCCAGTACAATACACACAAATAAAAAGAGAATATCTTTATGACCTTAGAAAACATCATGGCGAAGTTGAAGACTGTATTATCTTTGGCATGTCGTCTATTACAGGCAAGTCAATCTTATTTCATTGCATCATGGAAAATGGTGCGATCTTCTACCGTTTACCAATTACTGCTTTTATTCAAAGAGGGTTTAAGCCAGAAGAAGTTCCTAGGCGTAGACTTGATGAGTTACAGCTTTGGAATTGTTTCAGTTATTATCCTTCTGTGCATTCTTGGGATATCTTAGACGGACAAGCGGGTAAATACATTGGTAAAGATAAGAAATGGCACTACGGTAAATACTTATTTACAGTTGACTTTGCACACCCAGAGAGTAATATATTAGATACCGATCATTCGGAAATCCCGCACGAACATAAGTGCGCACATATCATAGCCCTTGACGATGGGAACTATGCAGCACAACCTAACAACAGATGTATATGGGATATACCTTCGTTTACAGTAAAAGATAATATTCCAGATTGGAAAGTCCAAACATCTGAATGGAACGTTGAGAATACAAGTAAATGGAAAACAGAAGATACCGATAACTTCTTCTATGAAATTGAGGAGAAAAAACATGATTAAAAAAATTTGGAATAAAATTAAAAGTTTATGGAACAAATGGGTTGAATGGACTTTTAGAGGATTTTATAAATAATGACTAAGACCTGTAAAGAATGTAATCACGAATGCCATTGTTCAGAAGATCTTCATGCGGATGAATATGGCGTTTGTGTCTGTAAAAAATGTGAGTGCTAATGAACAAAATATACTTACTGTTTTTTATATTTGTAGGTTTTTTTTGGCAAGACCTTAACATAACCTATTCTGCAGAAACACAAAGCAATGTTAGTGGATCTAACACATCAATTGAAGGAGGTTATACCGGGGGTGCAACAACATACCAATCTGGGTCTTCTTCTGCCACAACTACAAACAGCACAAGTAATTCTAATATACGATCAGCACCGCCAACAGCATCCGCTCCGTCATATAATTCTATGACACAAGATGTATGTAGCACAGGTGCATCAGCAGGGTTACAAACATTTGGTATAGGTATAACGGGTGGTAAACATTTTATTGATAAAAATTGTGAAAGATTAAAGTTATCCAGAATACTAAATGACTTTGGTATGAAGGTTGCAGCTGTGGCCATTTTATGTCAAGATGAGAGGGTGTTTGAATCTATGATACAAGCAGGTACACCTTGTCCTATTGATGGTAAGATAGGTAAAGATGCATTAACCTTATGGAATAAATATGATCACGAAAGACCAGACTATAAAACATATGTTAAACGTATGAAAAAGAGAGAAAAAGTAGAAGCAAAATTAGAAAAAATTAAGATTGAGAAGTTAAAACCTATCGATCATGATGAAGATTAAACCAGTAGTAATAGCATTTTTTGTTCTGTATTTTGTAATACAGTGCACAGTAGGTAAAGCAGATAATGATACTGCAACATCTACAAATATATTACCTAACGCAGGCACAACATCTTCTAACAAAGATAATTTTAATTTAGATGGTGTTCAATCTGGCTCTACAGGTGCATTAGAAAATAACTCTACACACAATGGTTTCGATATAACTTGTTCAACACAAGTTAATAATGCCTGTGGTACAGCGTTTAGTGGTGAGTTAGAGGCAAGCTATCAAATGAAAGTGGGTGCAAGTGGCACACTGCTTGATATAGATGGTGTTGAAGCAGGCACAACATATACTACAACACAAAGAAAATTAAATGGTGGTATACAATTAAACAGTTCAATTAGTATGCAAAACTGTGAATGGGGAGGTTCAGCAACTCCTTGTGGTGGATCAAATGGTGCACAAGATAGTTACAAACTTCACATAAAAATA